AAATAAAAAAACTTTTAGCTGGTGGAAAAAAATTAGATCTCAGTATTGATGAAATAAAAAAGAAAGCAAAAGTACCTAACGCTAAAAATGCAAATATTAGTTCTCTAATAATTAGAGAAAAAGCAAAAGGTAATTTTAAAAATCTTACTGTTAAAAAATTTGCTTCAGGTGCTGAGGCTGGAAAAAGTAAATATGATACAGATTATAAAAATAATAAAAAGTTTAGAGATTTCTATGATGAAAATTATAAAACACCTTGGAATGAGATAGATCAAAAAACTAATACAAAAGCAAATTCATATAATGCTTTTTTAAGAAAACAAAAACTTGAGAAAGCGGCAAAAGGTTTTACTTTAACTGGAGAAGAGATGGCCAAAAAACTTGGCCTCCCTTTGCAAACTTTAAGAACCTATGAATCAAGACCAGATCAAGACACATCAACAAGATTTATAAGAGATAATATTGAAAAAAAGAGAACTGTCGGTGTTAATCCAACAACAGGTCGAAGAGAGACAGTTGTTCGTTATAAAGATCCAGGTGTTAATGTTTTAAAAAATTGGAACGCTTTAATTAGTTCTCCAAAAATATCCTCCGCCATGGTGGATAATATTAAAGAGTACGACAAGTTATTTAGAAAAAAATTAAAAAATACTAAAAAACTACCTGACATAGGCGAAGTAATTCAAAAGACTTCCATGTCAACTCCTACCACCATTGCAAATACCGAGGCATTGTATTCTAGATTGTTAAGAGGAGAAACATTTAGAACAGATATAGAAATTGCAAAAGATGCAGTGCTTGGAAAAAAGATTATAAATGAACTTGCGATTGATTCTTCAAACAACGCACGTAGAAGTGCTTTCTATAATTTAGCATTAGATAATGTTAATAAACTATACCCTCAAGAATCTGGAACGTTAGGAAATTTTAAAGACGCTTTTAGAAATGAATTAAAAAAAGTTTTGGGTCCAGGAGTAAAAGAAGTTCCATTTAGTGTTAATGAAGTTATTGGATTAAGCACGGGTGAGTCTAGAGCAATACAACCGTTTAGTGTTTTTGTAGATGCTGTTGAGACAAATATTAATAAAAACGAATTAAAAAATTACCAAGGTGCATTTTCTACAAAAGTAAGAAAGATACAAGATTTATTGTCAGGTAAAAATCCTAATACAGTAGAGGCTGAAAAAATTGCTTTGTCTCTAGATTCTGATCGAAATACTCTGGTTAATAGATTAACTAAAAAAGGTTTCACAGAAGCTCAAATAAATCAATTAAATGTACCTGATATAAAAATTGGAGAGACCATAGATCCAAAAATTTATTCTCCAAAAACTTTAGAAAGATTTAAAAAAGCAGGGCTTGATATTGGACAGTTTGCAAAAGATAAAGGATTCTATGTTGATGTCAAAAAAGCAAAACCATTTTGGGAAAGTAATATCAGAAATACAATTGTATCAGCTGCTCAAAACAATACAGGAAATGTTTGTAATATTTTTGCAGGAAAGATTGCATTTAGTAAAGATGGTGGTCGAATAGGTTTTTCTGGAGGTTGCGCAGATGAAATGGCCGAAGCCATGGAGACAGATAGAGTTGGAACTTTAAATAGAATAAATCAAACAGAAGGTATTCTTCCAAAATTTAAAAATGCAGCACTAGGTTTTTTAAGAAATCCAGGTATTAGAAATTTTGGTATAGCTGGTGTCGCAGGAGCTCTTGGTGCAGGACTAGTAAAACAATTTAATAATAACGATCCAACAACTTATTTATCAAATGAAGATCAACAAAAAAGTATGTTGGTTGATATGGCCACACAACCTGTATCAATTGATATTGATAGACCTGCAATATTAGATTATCAACTACCTGCGTTAGGTGCAGAAGCTGCAGCAGGTTTAGCTGTTACAGCACCATCAACAATTAAGGCTAGTAAATCCAGAGCACTCGGTATTGAAAAGAAAAGAGTTGCACCTGGCACAATTAAAACTGGTGCAAGAGTTTTAGGTAGAGGTTTAGCTTCACTTGGAACTCCTTTAGCTTTATTACCTATGGAAGCTATGAATGTAACTTCACAGATAGCAGAAGGTGATTCACCATTAGATATTGCAACAGATCCATTAAATTATCTTGGTGCAACTTTTGCAGAGCCAGCAACTAGAATTGCATCTAGAGGGGTTAATCCTAAAATAGCGGCAGCCATGAGACTGGGTATGAGTCCTGGAGCATTAAGATTATTATCTAGAGCTGGAGGTATTGGATTAGGAGCATCTTTAGGTATAATGGGTTTACAAAAATTAAGTGACTTATAATGGTTAAATTAATTCCAGGAGGTGGCCCACCACCAAAGAAAGGACCTAATTCACAAGGGTTGAATGTTCCTTTTAAACAGACTATAGTAGTCAAGAACTCGGAGAAAAAGAATGTCAACAATAGACAAAGCTCTACCAAACGTCGTAGAGAACACAGTAAAAACGCCTAGCGACGAGGAAGTTGCTTTAGCAGAAGAACAAGTAGCAGAATCACAAGGTGGTGAAGGCGTAGACGTACAAGAAAATGAAGATGGTTCAGTAGATATAAACTTTGAACCAAACAAAGTTAATCAACCTGGAACTGAATCTCATTTTGATAATTTAGCAGATTTATTACCTGATGATGTTTTAGGCACATTAGGTTCAGAACTTTTTAGTAATTATATGACTTATAAATCTTCTCGTAAAGAATGGGAAGATGGCTACACAAAAGGTTTAGATCTTTTAGGATTTAAATACGAAGATAGAACACAACCATTTCAAGGTGCTTCAGGTGTAACACACCCAGTGTTAGGAGAAGCAGTCACACAGTTTCAAGCACAAGCTTATAAAGAATTACTACCAGCAAAAGGTCCAGTGCACACTCAGATTATGGGTGTTGTAGATAGAGTAAAAGAAGACCAGGCAGCTAGAGTAAAAAACTTCATGAACTATCAACTCATGAACAAGATGAAAGAGTATGAACCCGAGTTCGATCAGATGCTTTTTTATCTCCCTCTTAGCGGCTCTGCTTTCAAGAAAATTTATTATGATGAATTACTTGACAGAGCCGTTTCTAAATTCGTTCCTTCAGACGACTTGATAGTTCCATACACAGCAACATCTTTGGAAGATGCTGAGGCTGTAATACATAGATTAAAAATGTCAGAAAACGATCTTAGAAAAAAACAAGTATCTGGTTTTTACAGAGATATAGAAATACAACCTGGTTATACACAAGATACAGAGATTGACAAAAAAGAATTAGAGTTAGAAGGTGTTAAAAAAACAAAAGACGAAAATGATTTTACAATTTTAGAATATCATGTTGATCTTGACCTTGAAGGTTTTGAAGATTTAAATCCAGAGACTGGAGAGAAGACAGGTATTAAATTACCTTACATCGTAACATTAGATCAAGGTAGTAAAGAAGTATTATCTATTAGAAGAAACTATAAAGCTGAAGATCCATTAAGAAAAAAAATAGATTATTTTGTCCACTTTAAATTTTTACCTGGTCTAGGTTTCTATGGCTTTGGTTTAATACACATGATTGGTGGTTTATCTAAAACTGCAACAGCAACTTTAAGATCTCTTATAGATGCTGGAAGTTTTTCGAACATGCCTGCTGGTTTTAAACAACGAGGCATAAGACTAAGAGACGAGGCAGAGTCCATCAAACCTGGAGAGTTTAGAGATGTAGATGCTCCTGGTGGTAATATTAGAGATGCATTTATGCCGTTACCTTTCAAAGAACCATCAGCAACATTATTACAATTGATGGGTGTTGTAGTGCAAGCAGGTCAAAGATTTGCTGCTATTGCAGATATGCAGGTTGGCGATAGCAATCAACAGGCAGCTGTTGGTACAACAATTGCATTACTAGAGCGTGGGTCAAGAGTTATGTCAGCGATACATAAAAGATTGTATGCTGCAATGAAACAAGAATTTAAATTATTAGCTGATGTATTTGCACAGTATCTACCACCTGAATATCCATATGATGTTGTTGGTGCACAAAGAATGATTAAACAAACTGACTTTGATGAAAGAGTAGATATTATACCTGTAGCTGATCCAAATATATTTTCACAATCACAAAGAATTAGTCTAGCACAAACAGAGTTGCAACTTGCAATGTCAAATCCACAAATACATAATATCTATGAAGCATACAGAGATATGTACGAAGCTATTGGTGTAAAAAATATTGACCAAATACTTCCACCACCACAACAACCTATGCCGATGGATCCTGCTACTGAAAATATTTTAGCAATGAGCGGTAAACCTTTTCAAGCATTTAAGGGTCAAGACCACAGATCACACATTACAACTCACTTAAATTTTATGGCCACTAATTTAGCTAAAAATAATCCAGCAGTGCTTGGTGCATTAGAAAAAAATATATTTGAACATATTTCATTTATGGCACAAGAGCAGATAGAGGTAGAATTTATGGAAGAACTACAACAGTTACAACAATTACAAATGGCTGTTCAACAAAATCCAATGTTACAACAAGATCCAAACACTCAACAACAACTTTTAACTTTAACTTTAGCTCTTGAAGCAAGAAAATCTAAGTTGATTGCAGAGATGACACAAGAATTTAAGGAAGAAGAGAATAAAATTATGGGTGATTTTGGAAATGACCCTATCGCAAAACTAAAAGCTAGAGAATTAGATCTTAGAGCGATGGAATT